CGATTTGGGTATAAAGGACTTACATTTACATTAAATTTATTTATACTTGTTGGATAAAATACACCAGAATTTTGGGAAAGAGACATTTTAATGTCTGAGGTAGTTACTATACTTCCGGTTAGTGATCCTGTTAATACAGATTGGTAATCTCTCCATCTAAATTCTAAGCATGGAGGATAAATTGTATTTGTATCAACACTATAATATTTAAATTGAGGTTGGATGTATTGATTTGGATTAAATTCTTGAGACCCAGTTAATTTTACTATAAATCCATAATTTGGAAGTATTGAACTAGACCAAGCATTTACTGTTGTTTTAACACTTACTTCTATATCTTTTTCACTACGTAATTCAAAGGATTGAGTTACTCTATAAATAGATCCTGTAAAAAAATTACCTCCTCCTTGAGTTGAATAAGTTTCATTATATGATCCTGTAAATCCAATACCTGACATACTCCAAGGGTTAGATCCGCTATAACTTGAGTATGTCCAAGATGAGCCATTTTCTACTATAGGAGAATCTAAAGTATATCCTGTTCCATTATTCCAATTTTGGGCAACAGGTAATATTTCTAAAAAAGTATCTGAATTAATTCCTTGAGCTTCTGCTATAAAATTTTTAAAATATATATCATATGCACTTCCAGATATTTTATTACTAATAATATCTATGATTTCAGTTGTATCAAATTTTATTAAATATCTAGCTACATCTGGGTCTCCACTAATATCTAATTTATTAGAGATTTCTAGGATAGCATCTAACCCTGTGTTCATTGTAGGGTATGCGGAATATAATGTAGCGTCTTGGGTAGGAAATATTTTATATACAGCCATTAATATATTTTATTATAAATATAGCGTTATAAAGGAACTACTTTACCTTTTATGTCTGAATTTGGGTATCTAATTTCAAATATACTAGGATCTAATGAAGGATAAATTGTTTGGTTTTGAGTAGCTCCCTCTATATCATAAGCATATTGTGAATATCCTGTTGAAGTTCCAACCTTATTTGCAATAGATATATTTTTTACAGTTTGAACTCCTTTAATTTTATCTAAAAGAATATATAAGTCTCTTAAAAATATAGGTTGATTTAATTGCCAATTATCAAGATTAAAATATGTTTGTAAAGCAGTAATACATGCTAGTAAAACTTCATTATTGTTATATTCAGGTAATACTATAATTTCAAAATTTATTCCAATATTAATAATATATGCATCTCTAATTTCTATATTATCTCCAATCATTCTATATTGAGACATATAAGTTCTTAAATTATTTTTTAATGTTGTATTAGCATAATCTAATTTTCCTTCAGAGTTTAAAGATAAAACATATAAATTTAAAGTTTCAATTGTTGATACTTGATTATCTGTTAATTTTGGTTGTTCAATATATGATTTTGAAACTGTACCATAATCTGAGGGCATACTTAAAGCTCTAATTAAATAATCATCTGCAGTAACTGAACGTTTTTGGGAAGCAACTAAAGCTAAAGTATTTTGACGAATTTCTTCTAATGTGTCTCCTGAATTTCCTCCAGAAGCTGCTAGTGGGTTATTTACTGAAACCGATGAAAATATATAATTAGCTGTGTTATCAACAAGGGAAAATAAATTAAATTTTATTGATTCTGGGGATATTTTAGTTAAGGTATTTGCAGCTATATTAGAAGTAACTCCACCTCCTGTTAAATATCTAACAGTTAATGTTGTATTAGAAGGTGATATACCATATGTTCCTGTATATAAAAAGTTTGTAGGAGAATATGCTGTAGTTAATTTATCTTGTTTAAAAGGTAATCCAATACCTACATTATTAGAATTTGGTGTGATTTCTTCTGTAGTGCTATCTGGTGAGCCAACTCCAAATTGGATTTGAATATTATCTTTTGCTATAATTCTAGTAGCAAATCTTCTTGCAACTTTTTTTAATTTTAATAAATATGGAGTATTATCCATTTTATTAGGATCATTAATATTAGTATTTTTTATTGAATCAAATGCCATTTCTTGTCCTAGGTGATCTACTTCATACCATAAATTTCCATCTGAATCAGTGATATCTAGGATTTTTAAAAAATTAGTAGTATTTAGATTAATAGTTTGAAATGGTAAAGGATCTGTAAAAGTATAAGTTTGAGATACAATAGTTGAAGAAATTGCATTTCTGCTTTTTTTAAGTAAATAATATTGTACTGTATTTCCGGCTACTTGATAAATAGAAATTTCTGTAGGATCTTGAGAACTTGTTAAAGAAAAATCAATTTTATCTTGAATAATAAAGGATGTCCCATTATCTGATGTTATTGTTGAGTTTTCTGAAATGGTTAAAGCATAATCATAATCAGGTACATATTCTGATCCTACTAACTTAGAAGGTAATTGTTGATAAAAGTCAATAGTAGTTTGGGCTGCCGAAGATAATTTTGGTTTATAACCAAACATATATGCTAATTCATATAAATTATTTGATTGTTGAGCATATTGAATAAAATTTTCTTGGAATTGATTGTCAATATAAAAACTTAAAACATCTCCAACATATGCAGATTGTTCAATAAACATCATTCCTGGGGATGCTTCTGAAAAGTCATTATATGTGTTAGGAAAATAAGTTTTTGCAAACTCAATTAAACGTGTTTTAAAATCAGAAAAATCACGATTAATATACTTTATTTCTTTTTTAGTTGTAGCCATTTTATAATTCAATTTCTAAGGTATCGGTAATAGAAGTATTTAAAACATTATACTTAAGTGTAACCGTAATTTGATTAGTATCTTCTTGACCAGAAATAATAAGATCTTTAACTTCTATATTTGAAAAAAAAATTTGTAACTTTTGATTTAAATCTTCTCTAAGAAAATTTAAATTATTTTCAGTTATTTGTTCAAATAAAAAAGCTCTTAATCCACCTCCAAAAAGAGGATTTAATGGTCTTTCTCCAGGATTAGTTAAAAAAAAATTAATTAAATTATTTTTAATAGCATCTTTTGTTTGGTAATTTGATTCAAAAACTGCAAGACCACTAAATGGAAGATTTATTCCAACAGCAACGCTTGGTTGGAAATCTATAGGTGCAATTTGTTGAGGATTAAATGCCATTATTTACTATTTAAAAGACCCATTATTTGATCCATACCTAATTCTCCAGCTCCTAAACTTCCGTTTACCGGGTCACCCATTTGTGGGGTAAAAGATTGAGCATTTTGGGAGGTAAAACTTAAAGCGGTTTCTCCTAATACCTCAGCATATTTTGATCTAAAATCTATGGGTGGTGGTGCATAAGATGGATTTGGGTTAGAAGTAGGAGTGTAAGATTCTCTTACTATTTGTTTAGGGGATTTTACTGCTTCCAATAAAATATCCTTTAATTCTTCTTGAATTGCTTCTCTTACGGCTTCTTTAATTAATTTTTTAAAATCTGTACTTTTCATATGGTTATAAATATAGGGTTAATCTGCTTTTAAATCATTAGTTTGAATATAAAATATAAGTTCATCTATTAGTATTTGATCAATTGAAGTAAAGGAAAATTCTCCAAATAATAATGTAATTCCACTTTTATTTTTTGCTGTAGCTCGTCTTCGTTTTAGAGGATTAGTAGTAATTTCTGTTTCTATCCCCATTATAAATCCATTAATTTCATTTAATGATTGATTATTAGATGTATTAGATGATAAAGATCCAAAATTTATTAATTCATTTGAAAGTTGTTCTTGAAATTCTGTAGCTAATTCTGGTGTAGCTTGGGCACATTCTTGAATTAGATTATCTAATAAATTTAGTAGACTAACAATTAATTGAATTAATGTTCTTAAAAGAACTAAAATAGTTAATATTCCATTCCCTACATTTTGAAGTAATTTTAATATTCGTTCAGTTTTAGTAATTGTTTCAGAAATTTTTGTAATTACATTTATTGGAATACCTACTCCAGGAGGAACAGATGTTGGGATTGGGATGTTTTTTATTATTTGGAAAGCTAAATTTAATATGTTTATAGCTGTTAATCCTGTATTTACAATTTTAGTTGAAGTTTCTATAGTTTTAAGAGCTTTATTTAAACCTTTAACTACTTGATTTTTTTTTCTTATAATTTCTAAAAGTTTAGTTTGATCAGGACATGATGTTCCTTTAGGTTTTTTATTACTTTGTATAGCTTCAATTCCTTTTGAAACTCCAAAAGCCGCTAACATTATTAATATTGGAGGAATTACATCTTTTTTTAAAGTTCTATATAATTGATTTAATTTTTCTTGGGCATAATAATTAGCATCTTCTTTACTTATTAAAACTTGCTTAATTTCTACTGTAGTTAAGGGGGGTAATTTAAAATTAAATTTTATTTGTTCCATTTTTAAAACACCTAATTTCTTTTTTACTGTCCCATCTCCATTAAATGGAATAATTTCAAGAGGAACATATTTAGGATGTAAAATTGTAATGTTACCTGGTTTTTTTTGAATTGCATCAACTGTTTCTTGAATTGAAATAAAATTACTAAATTCATATTCTTTTTCATTTGCAGAAAGAGTTGAAGAATTATTTCCTTTTTTAGCTGTTAAAAATTTTGCATTTGTTGGAATATCTAATTCAAAAGCAGGCAAATAGTAGT